TGTGTCCGTTCAGAACAATAGTCCGCCCCTTGAAATGGCCAGTCAAAATCAGCTTCATTGTCATCTCCTTCTGAGTTGATTTTCTGCGTTGTACCACGAATCAAAACGGGGACACAAGGCCCCCGCTTCGATAAGTAGTCGGACCCTGCCGACTTAGACGCTGGAGACCAGAGTGCCCTCAAAATAGATGGTGCCACCGGTCAGGAGCGTTGCAGTAGCAGCGTCCCAAGAGGCGTCATTCGGAGTGTTGGTACTGTCCTTGGCCGCAGTGATAGCCGAAGGACCATCGACCGCCTCAACCACAATGGCGTCAACACCGTTGACAAGTTGCTTGGCAGCAGAAGCCGGAAGCTTAACGAGATAAACAGCCATTAGATGGCCTCCTTCTAACTGTGAAGAGTGAAGGGCGGGATTTCTCCCGCCCCATTGACCAACCTTAGTTGGTGATACCGTCAGCCGCAGCCAGACCCTTCAGCGAGAAGAGGGCCAGACCGCAGTACCACTTGACGCGCCAGATGCGGTTGTCCTTCAACTCCATCTCACCAACGTCAGAGACCTGAAGGCCCATTTCGTTGGCAGCGGTCAGACCAGCGATACCGTGGCTGCGCGAGCCGTCATCCAGCGTACCCGCGAGGATGGTCGTCTGAGCAGAGCCGGAGCCCTTGGTCTGGTCGATCGGAATCCAGTCGTTGCGGAACATCGGAATGCCGCGATAGGCCGGAACCTGAGCACCCGAGGGCAGAGCCACAACGTCAGAGATGGACGCACCACCCAGACCACGGAGCAGAGCCATGTACGAACGAAGCGGACGGGCGTGCAGGGTGATGTAGTCAACCTGACCATCCTTGTCCACGACGAGGTCGATAAGCTCGTCAAGGAAGGTGAAGCTCAGCGCACCACCGTTGGCGCCGGTCGCAACCTTCTGACCCGCGTCACAGAGGCTCAACAGACCAGTGAACTGCTCCGAAGCGCCCGTGCCGTTGATAAGCATGTCCTGATATTTCCGACCTGCCGACTTGGCCTTCGAAGCAATCTGGATAGCAGTCTGATCGTTGCCGTCGCCGGAACGAGTCGCCTGAATGAGGCCGTTCACTTCGGCGTCACCGATGATGGTCGTGAGGCTGGACGTGACCTGAGTGAAGGTCGCAGCAGCCTTGCCGCCGATATCATCACCCACGCCTTCGACGTCCACGTCACCCAGAGCGTTCTCACGGTTGTAGGCGAGAGCGTTGCCTTCGATACCATCGAACGGCAGCACTTCGTACATACGGTTCACCGTGATGACGTTCTCAATGAGACCGGCCACAAGCTCGTTCTGAGCAAGCTTGGCGCTTTCTGCAAGAGTAACTGAGGGCATTGGTATTCTCCTTCTAAAAAGTTTCAATCCACTACGGTCATGAGGCACGGGCTAACCCGATTTTCACAACCCTCGTTGGCTCTCCCTCAGAAGGTCAGTCCCCTTCGCGCCAATGGCGGGAAGAAACCGTTGTCAACAAAATACTGGTCGTATGGTTAATCTGTCAATACCCAAAGTTTCGGAAACGAAACAATTCTCATGGGCATGAAAAAGGCCCCGGTTTCCCGAGGCCTTTCTAACTTTCTTGTACCTGAAGTACGGGTTATCGGCGCTGCATTGCCGTGAGCCCGGCCGCGATCTTGCCGACAGAGGACTTGTTCTCCTCCCGGCGCTGGCCCTGATTCACGGGCTTCTTTCCACCACCCGGAGGCGATCCACCACCAGACTTGGCTTCAGACTTGAACGCCATCGGGTAGGTCAGCTTCATCTCATTCACGAGGTCCGAGATGGACATGGCCTCACCCTTGTTATTGAGACGAACGTTGTTATCGTCGTCCACAACACTGACGTCATACTCACCCGCGTCGTTCTTGACCACCTTCACCGCCTTCTGGATGAGGGGCATAAGAAGCTCAGGACCCTTGTCAACGGTACCAGCTTGCGCCAAGGCAGTGGCCGCCGCAGACTTCACCATGTACTTCTCCAGAGAGCCGCGCATGGTCGTAAGCTCAGCGTCCTTCTTGCCAAGCTCAGTGGTAAGCTGCTTCTCGAACTGCTTCTTCACAGCGTCGATGTTGAACTTCGCTTCCTTGCCGCCCTTCACCTGATCCATGAGTTCAGTGAACTTCGTGGAGATAACATCGGGCAGCGTGGCGAGGTCGTCACCAACCTCAATACCCGCTTCCGTCAGCTTCGACGTGATGGAGTCGATGATGGTACGACGCGCCGCATCCTTGCGGTTATCATCACCCTTCTGCTTGTTGAGGGTCTGGAGCTTCTTCTGTGCTCCAGTGTAGGCCTCTGCTAGAGGTTTGAGGTCAGCCTTCAGGACGAACTTGCCTGCGGCCGTGTCCTCTTCGTAGTATCCACGGAAAGGCTCGGGAACAACCTCAACCGCGTCCACCGTTGCGTTCGCAACAAAATCCCAGTCACTCATGTCATCATCTCCTTTTATTATGAGTTAACCATAACATACGGTATTCCTTGACAAAGTGTCAAGCCCTACTCTGACGGGGGCAGAACCAGTCCGTTGTTAGGAGCCTTGAGCTTGTCCGGAAGCTGCTTCTCATGGGGAGTCTTGTACGTGACCTTCGGCACCTTCGTGCTAAAGGAGAACTCAAAGAGCCCCATTATTTTCGAAGTTTTCTTCTGCTTGCTCAAGCTCAGGGTCCCTTTACCCTCAGACTCCTGAAGCTTGTCCGCAGTCTCAGCACTCCAAGGAAGCTTGTAGTACCCCGGAGTCTTTCCGGTACCCATGTCGAGCAGAACGTACACACCGTCCTTAACCACGGGCAAGAACCCGATAACCGCGTACTGCTTCTCCTCCTCCAGATCATCGAACAGCCAGTATCCGATAGGCTTAGGCGTACCCAAGACCATCATGAAGGCCAATGCGATGGCGGGGATACTGGAGAAGAACGCCAACAGCGCCACGGGGCGATAGATAGTGTCCTTGCGGGCGTGAACGATTAGCAGCGAGAATACTGCGAATAGAGTGGCCAGCAGTAGGCCTGCCGAAATCTGCCAAAAGAACATCACTGGTCTCCACGAAACTGTTCAGGGATAGAACCGGGTCCAGAGTACATCGAAGGCTTCGGCGTGTTGTCCTTCTGCCCTCTGATTTCCCGATAGACATTGTTGACCGAGGAAGGGTCAAGGCTCAGGTCATCGTTCAGGGTAAACCGAACTGCCGTTTTCTCCTGACCATCAGCCCTGAGAATCACCTTGGTGTTGATGAGGTTGCTCAAGTCCTGATTGCCGATACGACTACGCTTGGATACCGCCACGTCTACTTGCATGGGGAACTGAGCCGCAGAGCATTCGAAACACTGAACATTGATGGTGTACTCTCCCGGAAGGATACCCCGAGTGAACGCGTCCTCGTAGTTGATGGGAGTCGCATCCGGGGTACTGCCGAGGTCATCCCTCAGCAGGTTCCATAGCAACCCACCCTTGTTACTGTACCCGACAGGGGACAGTTCTCCGGGGCCGTCCAGCCAAAGGTCAACATCAGTATCACCGTTGGGCCAGACGATATGCACGACGATATCGCCCGGAGCTTCGGCTTCCTTCTTGTCAGCCTTGACCATCTTGGGGTTCTGGTTGGCCATCATCATAACGGTAATGGCAATCAGGACGGACACGACAATGACGAAGTATCCTCTAAAGGCAAGGAACCCACTCTTCATGTCAGGCTCCCCGCTTGAACGGGATCACTTCTCCACCGCCGTCAGGACCACCATCGTAGTAGTCACCATCGTAGGGGACGGCCATCATGACCTCCTCTTCATCAGCCAGAGCGATTACGGTCTGACGAAGGATGACGTAGTTCATCTCAGACCACAAAGAGAACACAAGGCCGATGACCGTGGCGCTGATTTCAGTCTTGAGACCGGCCACCATCTGTACCGCCACGTTCTTCAATCCCTCCGGAGTTCCGAGAGAGCCGGTGTTGATACCGTCAAGGGACATGCTGAGGCCTAGAAGAGTTCCAATCAGTCCAAGGAACAGCAGCCATGCGGATGCCCGGTCGAACCAATCAATCTCTGCTTCTCTGAGCGAACCCTTCATCTCAATAGAGTCCCACTGCTCAACCGTAGGCGACTCAGTGGCTATGAGAACATTGAAGTCTCGGTTGGTGACGATAGCCTTCCACAAAAGGATGCCGGACAGAGCCGCGAACACACCCATGATGCCCCAACTCACATAGGTAGAATCAGCCATGAGCAGTTTGGTGAACCAGCCGAACTGAAGCTCCGTTCCGACCATCCACAACAGAACCAGAGCGTTGATTAGGATTAGACGATACAAAAGAATATTCTTCACGAAAAACTCCTTACCAAGAGGGAGGGGGTGGGGTGTTGTTGCCTGCTTCCTCAAACCTTTGACGAAACTCTTCATCCATGGAGAGTTCTCGCTTCAGCGTAGACAGGGAGACATTGGCACTGTTAGCACAAGTGACGTCAGGCAGACCTCGACTCTTAGCGAGTATCACTTGCTCCTTCCAAGCTTTGATGACCTTCATTATCTCCTCTCAATCGTCGGAGGCCCAGTTTCTCCAGTCTCGGGGGTTATGTCAATCACTTTTCGGTCCAAAGCTTCTTTGGCTCTTTGCTCCCATTGCGACACGTCCAGCAAGGTCATGGGCAGCAATGCCACACCATGATTGAGCCCACCGCTAATGCTGACCTCACTCTTCTCACCATACTTGTCGCGCATGTTCGCACGATACCAGAATTGCGTGACACCGGAGTCATAGGCGATCTTGTACCCGACGATGTTGCCTTGGAAGTAGACCGGCTCACGGACGCCATCGACAGCCCTAGACCTAAGCTTCTCCTCAGCTTCGAACTCAAGGTAGATGGCCTGTGCGGCATTCCAGTTCTTTGCAAAGTCAGGGAACTTCTCACGAGCAAGGTACAGCGCACGCGGGGTGAGCTTCACCGCCAAGGCGGCCTTCTTCACACTGCCAGTCTTGGCCAATACCCGAAGGAACTCCCGCCGCTTGGCGCGAGCTTCAATCTCCTGCGGGCGATTGGAGTACTTGAGCGGGGGATAGTTGATATCCCATTCCGCACTCGACTCTTCCGAAGCCGCTAGCTGGTCAGACTCAGGATCAGGCTCGTCTTCAACTATCTCGGGAAGACTGGACTTAGAGGGCTTCTTTCCCCAGAAAGAATCCTCTTCCTCCATGTCTTCCCAAGGGTCCTTAAGTTCCACGGCTTCTCGGTTCTTCGGCGTCATCGTTGCTATCCTTACTTCCCGTCTTCGCGGGTTTCTTCTTCACTTTGTTATCGACGTTAGAGCCCGCAGAGCCGTCCGTGTTGAAGCCGGTAGCGAACGGAGACTGAATCTCAGGTTCGTTCTGAAGCTGAGCCACGTTCTCCTTGTTATCAAAATCATCCGCCAAAGCGCCACGGCGCTTTAGTTCGTTGACAAAGAGTTCACGCGAGATATCGCGGTTACGACGCATCTCAGCCAGAGTACGCATATCCACGTCCTTGATTTCCTCCGGACCAAAGTCCGTAAGAATCTTGACGTCTGCATCAACCTCTTCGTCAATCCAGAATCCGGTAATGCGGAATGCCTGCTCCACAACGTCCATGAACCGCAGGGTCATATCCTGCAAAGGAGAAGTAGCCTCAGCCGAGTCCAAGGCCCGAGCCGTAGCCGTGGTGCCGCCCGGACGCTTACGCAGGAATTCCGCACCGTAGGCGGCCATGTCCTGCTCAAGCTTTTCAAGGTCCTTGGCACCCTCCTGAATCGCTTTGCCCTCGTGCTCCACGTAGTAGAACTTGCCGTTCTCAGCGCGAGTAGCGAGAAGCTGACGAGGGCCAATGACCATGACGTCATTGTTCGGAGTATCATGGGCACCAGATACCGCCAACATGGGGAAGCGGGCGACCGTGAGGATGTTCCGCTGGTCAGACATGGACTGCCAGTGAGCGACGTTCAGATACGCAAGGTCTTCCAGCGGAGGCTTGCCCATAAGGTCCTGCTCTTCGTTTGCGAAGAACGTGACGAACGGAATCACGTCAAGGCCAGTCTCACCGCCGTCGATAGGTATCCACTTGGTCTTCTTGGTCTGAGGATCGTAAACCTCTTCAAGAAGCTCCCACCACCCACGATCCAGTACGCGGATACGGTTGACCAACACTTCAGTGAACCCAACCCGTTCCATGACCTGTTCCTTGATACGAACATGGTCGAGAATAGGCTTTCCGTTGTCCATGATGTAGGACATGAACAGGACGTTCTCAGGAGCGATCAGGCTCCAGTAGGGACGAACGTTTTCATTGTTGTCGTCTTCGATAGTGCGCTGCCGGTTCTCAGGCATGGCAAGGTTGGGCATGTCGATGAGAACGTGAGCGTAGGACTTGGCCAGTGCGGTACGGAACCACTGACGGCAGAAGACGTGCAGGTTGTTGCCCTGAAGGTCCACGTCCTCGTCAAAGTCCTCCATCTTGCCCGTCAGTCCATCCACCCTCACAGGGTCAGAGAACGGCTTGCCCACCAGAGAGTTCAGGGTAAGCTCCGTCATGTTCAGAAGGGTAGTAGAGTTCAACCGGTCCTGATAGTTCTTATCGGACTCATGAGGATGCTGCGGAAGGTACAGCGGTCCGGCCGCCCGCATGGCAGACGTACCACCCAGAAGGTAGTTCATCATAGCCCACTTGGGGGCCATGTACTCGTAGCTGGCGCTCACCGTTGCGGGATTGTTCGCCTTTTCCTTCTGGTCGTCCTTGGCCACAACCGCTCTCCTTCAACATCAAATGCTTTAACTATGGGCATTTACCATAACTGGCTCCCCCATAACAAGGCCCCTAGAACGAAGACCGCCACATTCCCGGAATTACCCAACTCAGACGGTACCTTGTCATGTCCCCCATATGGTCCTCATACTTCTCCGGGACGTCATCCAAGTCCACCTTGTCGCGGGGCATGGGCGGCACGTATTCAATCCAGTACTTGCACCGGGAGCAGACAAAGAGACCGGGTTTTTCACGGGTTCCATCAACGCTAGGCTTGGCCTGTGTAAGCCTAGACCGCATCATCTGCCAGCCGCGTTTGCGGGACCCGGAGGACTTGTCCGCCCGCTCCCAGTACACGCCCTTGTCCCTCATGTCGTCCACGGGGGCCAGCCCAGTACCACGGGAGTCCTTAGACCATATTTCGGTATCCGCCGGGCCGGGCATGACGCGACCGGTGAGCCCCATGTCGCGCTCCCGGTCTAGGATGCCATCAGCAATACGGGAAGCCTCCATACGGACGCCGCCTTGAGACTGACCGTTGGTCCCATACCATTCGTCAAACAGGATCAGGTCACCGCGCACCCGGCCCATGACGTGACCCTTGTACATTATCGGCTCACCATTGGACTCCAGCCACCATCCCACAGCGAACGGATGAGATTGGCCGTGGTCGTATGCGCGAGTGATGCGCCAACCGCGAGGTATCAGCTTGGCCGGGAAGTCCGGGAGCACATGGTACTGCGGGTCCCACAGATCATCGAACATGCCGCCCGCATTGACGTCCCACGATCCTTCGGTCCACGCCTTCTCCTGTGCGGAATTGGTGGCGGCCATGGCGATCTGAGATTCGTACTCCGGTGCGGTGTGTAGTAGAACAAAGTTCTCTTTTAGGAACCCGTGAATAGCAACACGAGCAGGAGCCTTGGGCTCCTTGATAACGCGGCCGCGACCTTGGGGGAGGTTGAACCTCTTCTTCACCCAAGAGTGACCAACACCATACGGGTTAGTCGTGGCCCTCACCCGGCACGGAATGCCCGGAGCCGTGGGCCGACAGCAAGAGAACATGAGTTTGTAGCACTTGTCATCTTCCCATTGCGTAAGCTCCTCGAACCCAATCCACGGGTACTCGTGACCGTGATACGATTCGTAGTCGTTCTCATCCATCATATGCCGGAGCAGCAGGGTCTCACCCGTGGGCCAGACCGCAGCGTAGTCAGACTTCGATTTCTTGAATCGAAAGCCGGGAAACATTTTGGGAAAGGTCTCTTCAATCTTGCGGACAACATCGTCAAGATCGCCGTAAGTCCTGCGGAACAGAACGCCGCGCCAAGCCTTGCCATACCCCTTGCCGACCTCTCGGGCAAAGTCCATGATGAGCGTCAGAGTTTTTCCGGGTCCGCGAGTTCCTTCGTAGAGGACTTCGAAGACAGGGCATGACAGAAAGGCGACCTGAGAACCGGGAAGCGGGAGCCACTTGGGTTCGTTGACCACCATACCGTTCAGGTCTATCTCGTAGGGCTTCCACTCGCCCTTACCGTCAAGCGTAGGCATACGACGCCAAACGGCTTTACCGTTCGGGCCTTCCCACGAGACTCGCTCTTCCAGATACTTTGTCGTCATCTAACGTTTATGTCCTTCTTTGAGAAGGATAATCTCAGATGACGTACCGTGTTGTCAACCCGGACTCTTTTCGAGGGAAAAAAGTCGGGGTGTTCATTGGCTCACCCTCAAAACAACCCCGAAAGGAGTTGGACGATGACAACATGCGGAGAATAGCTGGCCTAATCCCCGCATGTCAAGACTCAATCTTTGTTGATATCCTGCGTGAAGACGTACTTGTAGGGACCCCAAGTGCGGCGCTTGCCGTTGGCCATAATGGCCTGCACGTCATAGTAATAGGTGCCGGGAGTCTGGTTTGCATCCGCATCTAGCCACGCGAACTCCACCACGCCAAGGGTGGCCGCGCCCGTGATGGCACCGGTCAACTGAAGAACTTCATTGTCAGCATTGGCCGGAAGTTTCTCGGCGTTGATGGTCAACTGGAAAGCCGTCCAGCCCGTGAGGTCCACAGCCGCACCAGCCGCATCCTTGAATAGGAACCGGTCGGGGTATGTATCCCCGCGCTTGCGTGTACGATCAGACATTAGTCTACCTCCAGAACGATTCCATCGTCACTCAATACCAGTTCGGTGCCTTCATCGTCAAGCACCAGAACGATTTCCTCTTCCTCGTACTCCAATATGATATCCGGCACGTCAACCTCCATTGTCACAGATTCCACCGCGTAGTACCCTGACAATCCGGAACCAAGTCCGCTCAGGCCTATGCCATAGCTCACTATGCTCATGTAAGCCTATCCCTGCGTTCAATGCCGTCACCTTGATACGGGGTAGAACCCGCTGCGTCCTTGAACACGTTGCCCTCAAGCAGAACCGTAGAGTTGTCATCGTCGTAAATGGTAAGCTTGCCAGTCGCCTGATTCGTAATGGCACGGTTCCTAAGAACTTTCAGGATGAGAGTTATGGCAGCGCCAACGGTGGCGTCTCCATTAAACTCGGACAGCAGAACACCCCAGAGGTCCGTTGCCGAGAACGTACTTGTCTGAGTTCGCGTCACGTTCACAATAGGCGTGAAAGCTCCGTTAGGTCCTGTGAAGAGCGGCAGCAACGTATCCGCACCGATAAGGTTTCCTGTGACATTTATCTCAATGGTTGCTTCCGGACGCTTAATGCGCCAGCCGAGGTCGTTCCTCAAGAAGACAAACGCCGGAACAATCTGTCCACCACCTAGCGGTTCTCCACCGATGGCGGTGAAGGCTTCTGGATGTTGCGCCTCACCGTCATTGACAATCCAGTCCTTCCAGCGGGAATAGATTTCGGTGGCGGTGTACTCTAGTTGCACACCGTCCAGTATGATAAGTTTGTTTGCTCCATCAAAGGTAATCATTATGGGTTCTCATACTGTCTGTCGAGAACCTGTGCAATCGGGATTGACACATCCGCACTCGAACTAAAGGCAAGAAGACGAAGGTTCTGGTAGCCCAGAGAAAGGACAGAAATGTCAATAGACGTGCTGGCAGGAACCGAGAAAGTATGAGAACCAGTCGTAACATTTTCGGCACCCGTACCACTACGCTCAGTCTGAGTACCCGCATTGAACACTCGCACTTCACTAGGATTCTGTAGCCCAGTAAGTGTTATAGAGATATTTGAATTTACAGTAGTGCTGGCGCCCGCACCATTGCGGATAGTCGGCGTATCGCCTCCGCTAGTTATGTTCAAGGTAACAGCGCCGCCTGAGTTGTTATAAATGGCTTCGTTACCTGTAGAACCATCCGTTCCAGCGTAACCAGAGAAACTGTTCCCTGCAAAGGTGTACGTTCCCGGAGTCGTTATCTCTATAGCATGTCCTGTACCATCACTAACAAAACTATTCCCTGACAGGTTGGCAGGATTTCCTGACAACAGTGCAACTGACGCTGTACTTCTGTCGAATAGAGAATCACTTATAAGCGCACCACCTTGAGTGATAGCCCCACACAGAATGAAGTTGGAAAGATCAACGGTGGTGCTTGACTTGAATACGAACGTATCCATGCTGTTGAAAGTACAAGACGTGATATTCACGTCCGCGTCGTCTATGCACTCAAATCTTCCCTTGGCAACAGTTCCGAGCGCCAAGAACGTGATATTGGTGAAGTCAACACGGCTAGAACCCTGCCGCACCTCAATCTTGTTGAAGTTGGCAGAAACTTTCTTCGTGTTCGCAATCAGGATAGTTGTGTTGGAGTCTCGGAAGTCAACAGCCGTAGTATACCCAAGGGTCATAAGGCCTTGCCACAAGTAACCGCCGGGCACCGCCTGAATCAAGCCCCACCTGTTAGACGTTGAGTCATTCTGGGTTGCGTATCCAGAGAAGGTCGCGTAGCCGTCAGCCGTGCTCCCATCTGATATACGAGCTTCACCACGTCCATATCTAAGAGCGTCAATACCGAAAGGGTTGCCTTTAGCAACCGCGTTGACTCCGTTTATCACCATACCGAAGTACTGGAAAGTACCAGAAGGTGTACCTTGAGTGGCGTCCGGAGTCAAAGTCGGGTCAACCGGAATACAGTTCCAGCCTCCGTATGCGTAGGTGTCGGAGCCTCTTACATAGAACATATCGTAAGCGCCCGTACCGCTGCCTACGGTCAGGCGCATACCACCGTTTGCTTCGGTATTTATGGCGTTAGGAGCACCGAAGTATGTCCACGCGAAGAACGCACCATCCGTGGGGATGGTGACGCCAGCGCCGTTATTGTAGTGCAGTCCGCCGAGGCCTGTAGTGTTGAACGTCTTAGAAATACACCCCGTTCCTTGGATGAAGAAGTCCGTTTCAGCCACAGCGATACCGCCGCCTGTCGCCCCCGTGGGCTCAGTCCAGTTCGTAGTGGACTCAGCCGCACTTAACAGGGTCAAGTCGGTGGCATAAGTAGGAGCGGCCATTCAAGGCTCCTTACATTACGGGTTCTCGTAGTTACGCTCAAGGGCGGCAACCAGCGAGGCCGAGTTCGAAACCGACCGTCCAATCGTAGCCGTTGTACGCACATACTGACCGTTCACAAGACCGATACCGACCACCGTAACGTCAGCATCCGTGCCTGCGGTACGACCGCCCTGTACGTTGTTGTCGTAGTTGAAGGTCAGCGTTACCGACGCTTGTGCGGCCACATCTCCGGTCATGTCTGCACCGGAATTGTCGTCCACCAAGATAGCGCCGGATTCACCGAAGTCGTTGCTTGCACCCGGAAGCGTCGTGAAGTACACGAAATACTTCGCGTTGGCGTCAGACTGCAAGTTCGCACCAAACGAGATGGTGAGAGTAGCAACGAAGGGATAGGTACGAGGCGTATTCGTGTTGTCGTAGAAAGTGAGTCGGTTCGTATCACTGGACGCGAAGCCTTCGATGATAACGCCAGAACCACCAGAGTTCGGGTTCGTCGGCTGCACGCCCGTCGAAGCGCGTCCGCAGATAAGCGTATCACCGACGAAGTACATAATCTGGTCAGCCGTCTTACCTGTGACAGACTGGTCAGTCGCGTCAATATCGGCATTCTGACGAAGCTGATACTGAACAGCCGTATAGATTTCCTCTGCCGTGATATCCACCGGAGTAGCCGGATAGATAGTGAAGGATACGTTAGACACTGTGGAGGGGAACGTGCCTCCTGTAATAGTGACAGTCGTAGCGGTAACACTGGCAATTTCGTAGGTGCCAGCAGACGCGCCTTCGTGGATGACAAGGTCACCCCCTGTGTAGTCGAAGGTGGAAGTCGTCGGAATACCGCCTTCAGTGCTCGTCAGAACCGTACCCGCAGCCGTCACAGAGCCGTCAACGCCGGAGTGCGTACCCACGTCAACCACGATGCCGAAGTTACGGTCAGTGGCGCTATCAACGTCACGAGTGAACGCTTGGTCAAAATAACGAATCTTGACCAGAGAGTACACCGTTCCGACACTACCGCCAGAAGTGTAGGCTCCGGGGTCAGAGGTAATGGCAATCGTGAAGGTATCCGTGTCAGACACCGTGACTGTGCCGCGCACGTTATACCCAACGGGGGTAACTCCTGTGATGGCAACATAGTCACCAGTCGTCAGACCGTGAACCGCCGAAGTGTTGATTGTGGCCGTGCCTCCGGACCAACTGGCCGAACTGATAGCCACCGCAGTCGAAACGTAAGAGTCAGCCGCCGTGATGTCGAGGTCAGTACCCGTGCTGATGGGGAAGCGGTATGCCTGCGCGGCCAGTGTGGTAACACCGATGTCACTCAGCGAAGCCTTACCGTAAAGCTGGTCCTGCTCACGAACGAACAGAGACAAGAAGGTTCGACGGTCGAAGTCGGAACCTTCGGCCACGTTTCCATCGCCGTCATCATCCCGGTAAACCTGAATAGCTTGGTTGACCTGACCAGTAAGCTGGAAGTTAGTGCTCGAACCACCGGAGATTTGCTGGAAGTAAAGCTGGTCGTTTGTTTCAATCGCACCGAGACCGATGATACCCGCCCAACGCTGCGTAACCGCACCAGAGGTATTCTTAACCGTCCAGCCTGCGTCACGAATCAGGTAACGAGCGGTATCATCCAGAAGGTCCCATCCGTCAACAAATTCGAAGGCTTCGTCCGTGATAGGCACCATCGGGAAGGGGAAAGCCGCAAGGTTCTTGGTATTCGGGTCGTTGCGCCACTCTTCCTTGAGGAAGGAGTACAATGCCTTGAGGGTGACACCATTTTCGTTCTGGACGCCCGTGTTTGACAGGTCCCCGACGACAACCAGTTTAATGGTCTTCGTACTCGTGTCAATGTACACCTCAGTCGAGTTGTCATTGGCTGCACTATCTGCAAGCAGGTCCGGATCAACAATCTTTGGCATAGGGCTCTCCCATCAGGAAACTGGCGTGGCTACCCATATACTCTGCACAACTACCATCGGTCAACCCCTCAAATATCATAAGGATTCCAGTCTTCCTTTAGGAAAGCCCCCTGAAATTTCAGCCTATAGTACAAGGCTTTCACCTTCTCAAGCTCCGGATGATCGTGTATCCACTGACCCGTGTCGGTATGGAACTCCTCAGTGAAGAACCAGTCCAAGTCAGGTGCGCCGGTCTCTACGTCTAGGTCCACCTTCAGACTTAGCTCGTCGTACTCAGCGTCCGGTATGATGCTCGTACTATCGAACTCGTATGCGTAAGCTGCTAGCGCCAAGCGTATGCGAACCCTGCGCTGCTCGCAGGCTTCTGGTGTGTAGATGCTATTTCTTAGCGACGTCCCCGAAATGCTCTTCTTGCCAGTCTTCATCTGCTCTGTATCCTGCGGCCCACAGCACCTTGGCGATGTACCGAGCACCGTATCGCACGGGCTCTTCAGGTGTTGCGGGCACCGCTATGTGCCAAGCTTCATGAATGAAAATCTCAAGTCGCTTGAGGCCTTCAGACTCACTGTCAACCTCAAGCACCGGATGGTCAACCGGTGTAAGCTCTGCGAATGCCGGATGGCTGGAGAGACCGTGGTTCTTAGGCCCCAGTCTCTTTATGACGATATGGGGGAGCTTGCGTAGGTCAATCCCACCCTTCTCGGTCCTTGCTCTTGCCACGGCTCTTCGCCCTTTTCTCTACCGGTTTACGGGGCGGCGGGGGCAGGGGAGGTCCCTTAGCCTTTGCCGGTTTCGTGCTTCGGCGCTTCTTCTTGGCCTTCGGCGTCCACAGATTAGGGGTCTGATTCCGTCTAGGCATGAAAGCACCTCCAAAGCACGTCCAGAAAACGTAGAGAAATAAGGGCTCTAAGTCAACCCTTGGTCTTTTTGGCCTTGGCCAACCGCTTAGTTCGAGCCGGGGCGAAAGCCATATCTGCCTTTTCGTCCAACTCCTCCCGAGTCCGAACGTGCTCAATCGCCTTGTTCGGGTCCATGGTGCGCCAATCGGGCCAGTCCCGAGCAGCGTTCTTGTCCTGCTTGGCAAACAGCATGGGCAGAACCATGGTGGGCTTACCACCCGCACGGAGGAACCCGTCGATGGAAAGGATGATAGCATCAGTCCATTCCCACAGGTCCGTGGGGTCCTCAGCAATTTCGCTCAGTTCCTTGTGGAGATGGTCGAGCGGACCCAGAGGACCGCGACCGTCAGCCGGAGTACCGAACGTGGTATGGCCCCACTCAAGGTGCCGACGAACATAGTCGTCAAAGGTCTCTTTGCGATTGTGGTTGAACCTATACATGGGCGATCCTTTCTATGGGGGCTAGAGGCCACTTACGACGCTCCACCTTACACTTTGTCGGGTTAGCTTTCTTAACCGGGCTGTTAGGCTTACGCTTAAATCCAAGAGGACCCCGCACGATACAGTTTCGCTCAAGAATTTTCTGCTTGCGAACTCGAATTCGCGTGGGAGAGATAGGCTTACCAGCGTCAAACCCAGTCGCTATGTCGAAAGTCTGTTTGGTGTGCGGAGTGTAGTACCGCTTACCATTATACCTCCAACTGAGCCCCGTGTAGTCTACTTTAGGATCAGCCAGTTCTCCGGGATATGACTGCCTCATCGCATTTGCGATAACGCATCTACCAGTGGTACCATCTTTGCTCTTGGCGATCACGTCCTTAGTGATGTTGAAGATAAAGTCTTTCATCGCACACTCCAAGTGAACTCCGGCTCATTAAGGTACTCACCCGAGCGGAGAAAGTTTCTAATGATGTATTGCGTGTCCCTAGTCTCTTCCCACGCCTTCGGAATCGTCCCGTATCCAGCAACTCGCCAACCGGGCTGCATATGCTCAAGGTTGCTCCCGTAGTACAATATACGAGTCACAGGATCAAACTTATACGAACGGTTGTCAGTGTCCGAAACGAAGTAGAAAGGTTGACTGACGTCTAGCTCTCTGATCGTGGGGGACGATGACACCAGCCATGAGCCGTCAGAAAAATGTCCATGGACAAGGGCTAGGTAAAGTTTGGCCTTGTCCATGGACATGAGTTATCTCAGAACACCGCAGGAGCGGCTTCTGCCTTCTTGGCTGCACGACGAAGGCGATCCTTCTCGTTCTTCGCCGCCCGCTGCTCAGGGGTCAACGGCTTGCGAACACGCTTGCCGGGCAAAGGGTTTCCAGTAGAGGCG